TAATTTGCATAATTCAATAAATAAAAATTAAGAATTATTATGAAAAATCAAAAATGGACTAAAGAAATCGTTGCTGATCGCTTTGAGGAGGCGGTCAGGACTTTGAGCAGACTTCCTGCTGTTAGGGTTAATGGCTATATGTCAGCTTGGCCAGAAATTGTCTACACCAAAAGAGAAATAGCCATGATGGATCAAAAGCCAAAAAGATGGCCACCAACTGCTAAAGCTATATCCAGCATGATCGAGACCTGCAAATGGATAAATCTTCTTACTGAAATTGATGATCGCAAAGTCATCTGGCTTAGAGCTTCAAGACTGCCTTGGAAGGAAATTTGTAAACAATTGGGAGTTGCTAGATCAACTGCCAATTGGAGATGGCAAAAGGCTATACTCACAATTACTAACAAACTAAATTGATTTCCTATGTTTACTAATCACTAAAAAACCATTGGACATTTCAGGCTTATTTGGGCTATATTTTTTTCATCCTCAAAAAATTATAGATACAAATCTTCACCGAAAAAAATTAATATTTTAAAATCTTGGCAATCGTAAATTTACATTTGGAAAATCAGGCGACAAAAAGCCTAAGCCAGATTGCAAGTAGACAAATACCATTCATAGTCACAAAAAGCCTGACCAATGTGGCACAGAGATCGCAGGCAGAAGTTAAAAAGCATATCAGGGAAGAATTTCATATTCGCAAAAAATCAGGTGGATTTGAAAGTAGCATAAGAATTAAGCCGGCAAACAAAAGAAACCTAACCTCTCAAATTTACACCATGGCAGCATTTGCTAGCCTGCAACAAACAGGAGGTAAAAAGAAAGCCAGAGATGGCAGGCTGGCAATACCGATTTATAACAACATCAAGGATGTTAAGAGAAAGACGGCAAAGAATAACCCATCAGCATACCTCGCTGGCGATGCTTTTAAGATGAGAACTAAATCAGGCAAGGAAGTAATAGCGCAGCGTAAGCGTGGTGGGCTGAATATCTTATATTTTTTAAGGAAAGAAGCTGATGTTGAGAAGAGATTTGATATGATTGAAGTCACTACTAAAGCAGTAAACGACTCTTTTGGCATGATCTTTAGAAGAAATTTACAGGATATTTAAAAGCAAGACAGGAAATATCAAAGATTGACACTGGGATACCAATATGGTAATTTAAAAGTTATTAATAACAAAATATAAATATTATGAGCACAAATATATCCTTAACTCCAGAACTTGAATCATATGCCAAAAATCAAGTAGCAAAGGGACTATATGGTTCAATTAGTGAATTTATGCGCGAAGCTATAAGAATGCATAGAGAAAGAAATTTAGAGCATCGTTTATATTTACACGAAATGCATAAAGAGCTAGATATGGCCGCTAAAGAAATCGATGATAATAATATCTCAAAATTTGATATGAATGATACTATAGAGCAATCTTTGAAAGATATTTAAAGCATGCCAAAACAACCTTTGCATATCTATAAAACACCTACTGCTGATCGTAAGATCAAAGAAATCATTAAGTTCTCTGTCCAAAAATGGGGTAAAAGTACGGCGAAAAACTATGCTCTTGATCTAGAAAAAACTATACGGTCAATAGCATCAGGAAAATTAAAAACCAAAATAAATAAAGAATTTAGCACAAGATTTAGCTATTACCGAGTAAATAAACATTATATTTTCTTTGAAATTCAAAATGATAAATTAATTGTAGTTACGTTATTTCATGTAGCTATGGATATACAAAATCGTCTTACAGATGAAACCACATCAAGTAAATAGTAAACAAAAGTGTTTGTTAGTAAACACGCTCCCTTTCCTTATTTAAATTATTAGAATAAAATAGGTACTGTGAGCGATCTATCCATCGAGGGTAACGCGCACCGCAGGACTTTTTTAGCGTTAGCCTTTTAAAAGGGGTACGCACAACTTTCAGAAAATTTCATTTAGTACGCAAATTCATTGGTTCTTGCTGGTGCGTACCATTTTATTTTTAGTACGCAGATAACAAAATTAAGCAAAAAACATGAATGAAGATTTTTTGCCAAAAATGGCAGACCATATTGAGATGAAGTCGGTTGAGGAATTAATTCCATATTCCAAAAATGCTAGAACTCACAGTGAAAGCCAAATAGCACAAATTGCTAATAGCATAATTGAATTTGGATTTACTAACCCAGTTTTAATTGATGGGGATAAAGGAATAATAGCTGGCCATGGAAGATTGATGGCAGCCAAAAAACTAAATTTATCTCAAATTCCAGTTGTTATTCTTGATCATCTATCTGAAGCGCAAAAGCGCGCTTATATTATTGCTGATAACAAATTAGCGGAAAATGCTGGATGGGATGAAGAAATTTTAGCAAATGAACTTCAAGATCTTAAAGAAGAAAATTTTGATTTAGATTTAATCGGTTTTGAAGATCAAGAATTAGAAAAGTTATTTACCAATCTCTATGAAAATGGCGAACAAAAAGAAGAAGAAAATATCCCAGAAACAGAAGAAAACCCAATCTCAAAATCAGGCGATATTTGGATTCTAGGAAATCATAAATTAATTTGTGGTGATTCTTGTAAAATAGAAACTTACCAGCTCCTTTTAGAAAACGAGCTAGCCGATATGACCTTCACTGATCCACCATATAATGTGGATTATGGTAATACCATGAAGGATAATTTAATAGGCAAAAAGAATAGTAAAACTGGCAAAGAATATAAAAACGCATCAGGTCAAAGAACTATTTTAAATGATAATCTAGGCAATGATTTCCCTAAATTTCTTTTTGATTGTTGCTCAAATATTCTGGCTCTTACAAAGGGAGCTTGCTATATTTGCATGAGCTCATCAGAGCTCCACAGCTTGCAAAAATCCTTTAGAGATGCTGGTGGAAAATGGTCAACATTTATTGTTTGGGCAAAGAATCATTTTACTCTTGGTAGGTCAGATTACCAAAGACAATATGAACCCATCCTCTATGGCTGGAAAGAACAAAATGATCATTATTGGTGTGGCGACAGAAATCAATCAGACGTTTGGTATTTTAATAAACCAAATAAAAGCGATTTACACCCAACAATGAAACCAGTTGAGCTATGTAAAAAAGCAATTCTTAATTCCTCAAAAACTGATGATATAGTTCTTGATCCCTTTGGCGGAAGTGGCTCAACCTTAATTGCAGCCGAACAAGCAAAAAGAAGATGCAGAATGATAGAATTAGATCAGAAATATGTGGATGTTATCATTAAAAGGTGGCAAAATTTAACTGATAAAAAAGCGACTTTACTGAAAAGTGGAGAAACTTTTGACGATATTTTAAATAAGGTAAATGCAGGATCATAATTCAATAAAAATCGAGGCACAAAAACTGGTTGATGAACATGGCAAAAAAGCTATAAATATCGCCAAAAGAAAGGTTGATAATTTAAACAATCAACATAGCCGAGAAAGTGATTTTGCCTTTTTGCTTTTAAACGAAGTAGAAAAGTTAGTTGAAGAGCTTTTAGTATTATCTTTTTAAGAAATAAAGGTATAATTTTAAGAGCTGTTATTAACCTTAAAATTAAAACACTCATGAAAAAATTATCTTTAATTTCAATTCTAGCGTTAGCTTCTTTAGGGCTTTCTTCTTGTAGTTATGTCCATAATCATCATGGGCATCATGGCAAGAAACCCCATGATAAGCACACCAAATACATGGAAGAACATTTTAAGAAAGCTGATAAAAACAACGATGGTTTTATCTCTAAAAAAGAGCATGAGCAATGCTCAAATACCAAATTCTCTAAAATGGATTTGAATAAAGATGGTAAAATTTCAAAAAAAGAAATGGATAGCTTTAAAAAAGCTAAATGGAACACTCATCGCAAGGGGAATTAATCATTTAAGATATTTGCCCTGAAATAATTTTTTGGGCAAATTTTAAGAGCTTCTTCATCCCAATTATTAGTACATCTTTAGAGATTAAAAAAATTATAATTTTTTAGATTATTATTAGGTATCAAGTTGCATCATAAGCTTTCTTTCATATTGCTTTAATCTGGTAATTTCGTTCATTAAATAAATAACTTTATCTCTATTAAACTCATGTTTTAACCTTAGTTCATGATTTTGAATATTTTGTCCTAATTTTTGTAATATATTTTCTATTTTGCTCATTTTTTGATAAAATTTAAAGTTAATAAACAAGCTCTAAAGCCCTTTACAGTATAGCTTCTTATCCTGTGTCTATCAAGTCAATTAGCACTAATTTATCAAAGTTTTAATCAAATTATTCAAAGAATTTATGAAAGAATATGGAGCTATCAATAAGAGGCTATGCAAGACATCGAGGCGTCACCGACGGAGCTGTTAGAAAGGCCATAAAAGCCGGTAGAATCACCAAAAATAAAAATGATAAAATTGATCCAGAATTAGCAGATAAACAATGGTCAAAAAACACTGATCCAGCCCAAGTTAAAGAAATAAAAAAGGAAGAGGAAATAAAACAAGAAACTGGAAACTACAATCCATCTCCATTTGGCCCAAGTTACCAACAAAGTCGAGCCATAAAAGAAGCTTATAATGCAAAACTAACAAGGCTTCAATTTGAAAAAGAGTCAAAGAAGTTAATCTCAGTAGATGAAGTAAAAATCAGCGCCTTTAATACTGCAAGAATGACAAGGGACAGAATATTAAATATTCCTGATCGAGTAATTCCTCAGCTGGTTGGAAAAACTGATATTCACGAGATGAAGGAATTATTAAAATTAGAATTAGTTAAGGCTTTAGAAGAATTATCCAAAAATGATCCATGATGATTTATATTTTAAGAGTTTTTACGAAGGTCTAAAGCCAGATCCAAATTTTAATGTTTCCGAGTGGGCCGATAATCACAGAATTTTAACCTCAGTATCATCGGCAGAGCCTGGACCATGGAGAACAGATAGAACTCCTTATTTAAAAGAAATAATGGACTGCCTTTCGCCAAGCAACCCTTGTGAAAAGGTGGTATTCATGAAAGGTGCGCAAATTGGTGGAACTGAGTGCGGAAATAATTGGATGGGTTTTGTAATCCATCATGCACCTGGGCCAATGCTAATTGTTAATCCAACAGTTGAGACGGCAAAACGAACCTCAAAAATGAGGATTGATCCAGCTATTGAAAATTGCCCAGCTCTAAAAGAAAAGGTTCAAGATCCAAGAAGTAGAGATTCTGGTAACACAATGCTAATGAAGGAATTTTCAGGTGGGGTTTTGATTTTAACTGGAGCTAATTCTGCGGTTGGGCTTCGCTCAATGCCAATAAGGTATTTATTCCTAGATGAAGTTGACGGTTATCCAGATGATGCAAACGCAGAGGGAGATCCAGTAAATTTAGCAATTCAAAGAACTGCTACCTTTAGCAATAAAAAAATCTTCATGATATCAACCCCGACTATTAAAAATTATAGTCGAATTGAAACTGCTTTTTTAGAGGGAGATCAAAGATATTATTTTGTGCCATGTCCTGATTGTTCTGAGCTACAAATATTAAAATGGAAAAATATTAAATGGCCAAAAGGACAGCCAGAAAATGCTTATTACAAATGCAAAAAATGTGAAAGCAAATGGGAAGATCATCAAAAAGCAGAAATATTAAAAAATGGTAAATGGATTGCACAAAATCCTAATAATGAGAGCAAGACAATATCTTTTCATTTATCGTCACTTTACTCACCTCATGGCTGGGTAAGCTTTGGTGATATTGCCAAAGAATTTAGTGAGGTTCATAAAGATCCACCAAGACTTCAGGTTTGGACAAACACCAAATTAGCAGAAACTTGGGAGGATATGTCTGGTGAGGCTATTGATCCAACAGGATTATTAAAAAGAAGAGAAAACTTTGGCAAACATTTACCAAAAGATATAGCAATCATTACAGCTGGCGTTGATGTTCAAGATAACAGATTAGAGTTAGAAATTGTTGGCTGGGGTAAAGATGAAGAATCTTGGTCACTTGATTATCAGGTAATTTATGGTGATCCATCAACTCCTGATTTATGGAATGATTTAGATAAAATTCTGAGCAATAATTTTACTCACAGCAGAGATTTAGGAAATTTTGCAATTACTGCAGTAGCAGTTGATTCGGGCGGTCATTATACCGATCATGTCATCAATTACTGCGATGAGCGTAAACATAAAAGATTTTGGGCAATTAAAGGAAGCTCCAATGGAAATGGAGTTCCAATATGGCCAGTAAGAGCTAGTCAAAGTAAAAGACTAAAAAAACCAGTTTATGTAATTGGCGTAAATGATACAAAAGAAACATTAATGCAAAGACTTCGCATTGAAAATTCAGGTGCTGGTTATTGGCATTTTCCAATTGAGCGTGATCAAGAATGGTTCAACCAAATTACATCTGAAGTTATTAAAACCAAATATGTAAAAGGCAGACCAACTAGAACTTGGCAACCTCGCAAAGAAGGAATTGCCACTGAGGGCTTGGATTGCCGAGTTTATGCTTTTGCGGCACTTCGAGGCTTAGTTAGAAATTGGAAATTAGATTTAAATAAATTGGCTCACAAATTATCAGAAATTCCACTTCGAAATTCTGATACACCAATTATGAATAATAAATTTGCAGTCAATTCAAGAAGCAGAAGAGTTCGAAGCAAAGGAATCAACTAAAAATCATGAAATCTCTAGAAGAACAATTAAGCGAAGTACAGCAAGCTATATCTGATATTTTAATTGGCGCTCAAGAAGCAAGCTATAATGGGCAAAGAGTTAAAAAAGCAGATTTGGCAATTTTAGAGTTAAGAGAAAAAAGACTGTTGGTGCAAATTAAGCGTAAAAGCCGAGGCGGTATAAGAGTTAGAAATATTATTCCTCAAGATTAAATAATGAGTAGAATTCCTAAAATTGAAGCAACTTGGCTTGATAGAACTATATCCTATTTTAATCCAGAAACTGGGTTAAAAAGATTAGAGGCAAGAACAAGAATTGCCCTTGCTGGTGGCTATACAGGCGCTAGAAGAGATAGAAGACAAACTAAAAGTTGGAATACAGCCGATGGCTCTGCTGACAATGTTACTTTACCTGATTTGCCAGCTCTTAGGGAGCGATCTCGTGATTTACTCAGAAATGCTCCACTTGCTTGTGGTGCTGTCAATACTGTTGTTACGAATGTGGTTGGAACTGGCTTAAAAGTTCAGTCCCATATTGATCGAGAAATTTTAAAGCCATTTTTTAAGGGTGAAGATGAGTTTGATAAATTTGAAAGAAGCGCCGAGCGAATCTTTAGAAATTGGGCAGAGAGCGCTGATTGTGATATCACTAGATCTCAAAGCTTTAGTGAAATTCAAAATCTGATCTTAAGATCAGTTCTCGAGAGTGGCGATATTTTTATCCTAAAAAGAAATGTCCCAAGAAATGGCAAAATCATTGATCTATCTTTGCAATTAGTAGAAGCAGATAGAGTCAGCAATCCAAACTACAAAATAGATGATGGCAAATTATCTGCTGGCGTGCAAATGGATAATAATGGAGCACCAATTGCTTATCATATTTGTAACCAACATCCAGATGATTACCAAAGTGAGAAAGCTAAAAAATATGTAAAAATCCCTGCTTTTGATAAATATGATAATAGGCAAGTATTTCATATATTTAATCGAATCAGACCAGGTTTAACAAGAGGTGTTCCATATTTAGCGCCTGTAATTGAAAGCTTAAAACAATTAGATCGTTACACCGAGGCAGAAATTATGGCGGCCGTAGTATCTTCTATGTTTACAGTATTTGTAAAATCTGAAGATGAGCAAGGTTTAGCGGGAATGACTCCGCTCGATGAAAGTTATTCTAAGAAAAGTGATGGAGATTATAAATTAGCACCAGGTGCCATTCTTGACCTACAACCTAATGAAAATATTGAGATTGCCGACCCTAAAAGACCAAATCAAGCATTTGATCCTTTTGTGCAAGCAATACTTCGGCAAGTTGGCGTAGCTTTAGAGCTGCCTTTTGAAATTCTAATCAAACATTTCACGGCGAGCTATTCAGCTGCTCAGGCAGCACTTGTTGAAGCGTGGAAGTTTTTTTCCAGCAGAAGAAGCTGGTTATCAATTCAGCTTTGCCAGCCAATTTATGAAATGGTAATAACTGAGGCTATTGCCAAAGGCTTACTTAAGGCACCCGGATTCTTCAATAATGATCTAATCAAAAATGCTTATTTAGGAGCTCAATGGATTGGCCCACCTCGTGGTCAAATCGATCAACTCAAAGAAGTTAAAGCAGCAGAACTTCGAATAAATGTTGGAATCTCAACCTTAGCCGAAGAGACAGCGATTTTAACTGGTGGTGACTGGGAGAGGAAATATCCACAAATTCTAAAAGAGTACGCTTTGAAGCAAAAGGCTGGAATCATTAATCCTGATTTGAATAAACAAGAAAATATAAAAAAAGAAGATGAATGATCTTTTAAAAATAGCTAAATATTGGGCGATTGAACCTGATTATTTAAGGTCAATTTCTAAAGAAGCTCTGTCAATAAAGTCAGAGAAGCATTTGGATAATACTGGGTCAGTTTCAATAAGAGATGGCACTGCAATTATTCCAATTCATGGCCCAATAACAGCAAGAAATACATTTTTTAGTTTATTTGCTGGCGGCACTTCTCTTGAAACTTTAGCAAAGGATTTTCAAGAAGCTCTAAATAATGAAGATGTAAAATCAATATTATTTGATATTGATTCTCCTGGTGGGGTTGCTGTGGGGCCTTTTGAATTTGCTGAGATGATTTATAATGCCAGAGGCAGGAAGCCAATTTATTCCTATATCGGAAGAAATGGATCATCAGCTGCTTATTGGCTCGCTAGTGCTACAGAAAAGATAATCGTTAATCCATCAGCTTTAGTTGGGTCAATTGGAGTTGTTACCACAATTCCAGTTCAGGAACAACCAGATCAGGATGGCTATAAAAATATTGAGATTGTTTCAAGTAATGCTGCCTTAAAAAGGCCAGACCCAAAAACAAAGGAAGGTTTAGCGGAAATCAGAAGAGAGCTAGATGATCTTGAGTCAACCTTCATTGAATCAATCGCAAAATATCGATCAATTACACCAGAAATTATCAAAGCTGATTTTGGTGGAGGTGGCGTAGTTATTGGAAGTCAGGCAATTAATAAGAATATGGCTGACGCTCTTGGTACTTATGAGGAGGTTTTAGCAAATCTTAATCAAAAATTTAATTCAAATAATCAAATTATGTCAAAAGAACAAAATAAAGAAACTAAGGCAGATATTTCCAAAAGGGAAATAACTGCTGATTACATCAAAAAAGAATTTCCTGATGTTACCAATACTATTATACAAGAAGTATCATCAGATATTAAAAAAGAAGCTTTTGCTGATGGCGCTAAACATGAGCGAGATAGAATTTTAGCAATAGAATCTGCCGCTCTTCCTGGTCATGAAGATTTAATAGCAGAAGCTAAAAAGGACAGTTCAATTACTGCTGAGAAATTAGCTCTCAAAATAATTGCAGCAGAAAAACAAAAAGCCTCTGACTATCTGGCAAATTCAAAAATGAGTGAATCTGAAATGCCAAAAATTGAGCCTAATATTGAACCAGAATCAAAGCAAAAAGAGGAAATTGATGCTAATCTTCCAATCAAGCAAAAGGCGAAAATTCTCTGGGATAAGGATTCAAAATTAAGAACTGAATTTGGTGATGATTTTGAAAGTTACCATGCCTTTGCAAAAGCTGAAGAAAGCAATCAGGTAAGGATTTTATCTAAATAATTTCAACAATCTAAAGAAAAATAAAAATGGTACAATTAACAAAAGATTTAACAAGAACCTATGAATTGGGCGATATCAATGAATATCCAATTCTAGGTGGTGAGATAATTTATCAAGGAGCAGCAATTGGGTTAGAAGTTGCCAGTGGATATGTTCGCTCTTTACAGGCTGGCGATAAATTTGTCGGTTTTGCTGAAGATAATATTAATGCTTCAAATGCCTCAGATGGTGAAAAAAATATCAGGGTAAAAAGAAGAGGATCGGTAACTCTGGAATTAAGCGGAGCTACAATAACTGATATCGGCAAATCTCTTTATGCCACTGATGATAATACATTCACTTTATCATCTGCAGGAAGTTCAGTTTATATTGGTCAAATTTCTAGGCATCAATATGACAGCGAAATCATCGTAGATTTTGACTCTGCAACAATTCCTCCGGCAGTAGTTTAGACTACTGATCTAAAATTAATAATTTAAAAGAAAAATATCATGTCATTAAGCGAATTATCATCAAGGGCTATTATTGGTCGTTACTATAAGAGACTAAATCAAAAATCCGGCATGGCTTGGGTTGAGGCAGTCTCAAATTATTTCACCTCCGATCAAGAATCTGAAACCTATAAATGGTTGGGCCAAGTTCCAACCATGAGAAATTGGGTTGGTGGAAGACAAGCTAAAGGGTTTACCACTAATGGCCTAACAATCGAAAATAAACATTTTGAGGCTACTTTAGAAATTCCTTTAGTTGATTTAAGGCGAGATAAAACTG